TGGCGAGCTATCTATGCGTAACGTCTGGCGCCGACGTAGTCGCTACGACCGGCAAGTGTGGACACGCGAACGTCGGCGCCAGTGTGAGGGGCCTCGATGAACTTGCCGCCGCCGATGTACATCCCGACGTGGCCGGGGAGGCCATTCTGTGGGTCGGAGCCGGTGAAGAAGACGGCGTCTCCGGGTTGGAGCTGGTTGCGGCTGAGCGGGATCCCGTGCTCCCACTGGGCGTAGCTCGTGCGTGGGATCGAGATCCCCTGCTGGCCCCAGACGTACTGAAGCAGGCCGCTGCAGTCGAAGCCCGAGGGTGAGCTGCCGCCGTACTGATAGGGAGTGCCGATGAACTGCTCGGCGAGGTGGACGGCGGCGAGGTCGCGGGGCTGTACGTGCCCCTGAAACTCGACCTGGCTCCCGTTGGGCGAGGTCGCCGCTCGTACCGATCCCTGGCTCTGCTGGTAGGGGGTGCTGAACTGGACGCCCGAGAAACCGAGCGCCTTGGCCGCGCTGCCGAGCAGGTCGAGGCTGCCCAGGTTCGAGCCGCCGATCAATCCCCCGGCGGGCATCTTGGTCAGCGGGATCAGCTTCACCGCGCTCGACGGCGGCGGCTGGCCGATCGTCGGCACCCCACGGGAGCCGGGCATGTCCCCGAGCGTGTAGCGCGTCTGCCCGTAGCCGCCGAGTGCGTCCCGGATCTCGGAGCCGGGATCGGCCGGGCGCTCGAAGCGGTTGACGATCGCCGAGACGGCGGCGGGACCGCTCAGCCCGCCCGCGACACCCTGGATCTGGTTGAGCGCGTAGTTGACGCCCTCGGGTGACCAGGCCCAGGCCTGTGAGGCTGCCGCGCCACGGGGCGCAGACAAGGGATAAGCGCCGCCGTAGTGGAGCTGGAAGGGGCCGAAGCTCGTGCCCTGGTCGCCGATCCCGCCGCCCAGCCCCTCCTGCCCTGCGACCGCGAGCACGGCCTGGGGGTCGAGGCCGCGCGACCGCGCCATCGCAGCGATCTGGGAGGGTGAGACCCGGTAGGCCATCAGGCGACTCGCTGGCGCACGATCGGGTGCCCGCCCGCCTGCAACTGCGCGCTGGCCTTGAGCCTGAGGAGATCCTGCAGCGAGATCCGCCCTGCTGGTTTGTTGATCAGCGAGCCGGGGAGGTTGAAGCCGGGGACGTTGATCACCGACCCGGTGGGAAGCATGGTCGGCGGGGTGTAGCCGCCGCCCACGGGCATGGGGCCGGGGCGCTGACCCACGAGCTGCGGGCCGTAGTGTGCGAGCAGCCCCTTGGTCATGCTCGGCGGCAGCGGCGTGTTGATTAGTCCCTTGCGCAGGGGCGGCGGCAGGTTGGTGTAGTTGCTGATCGCGCCCTTGTTGCCGTAGTGGTCCTCCAGCATCCTGATCGTGTCCTCGGGCGTGGCGCCCGTGCTGCCCTCGTATTCGTCCCAGTAGTCCGGGTGCCCGGCCGCGTGGATCAGGGAGGTGTCGCCCTCCTCGCCCGAGTGACCGAGATGGATCTCGGGCCTGCCCACCTGCGTGCCCGGCCTGAGGATCGCAGCACCGGTCTCGGGGTCGAAGCCGACGATCTCGGGCTGCACGTCCTCGTTGCGCGGGTCGCTGCCCTCGATGATGGCGCGGCCCTTGCCCTTGGTTGTGCCGCCGCCGAAGTCGAGCCAGTTCTGCAGCGCTCCGCTCTCGTCCTTGATCGTCGCCTCGGGCTTCAGCTCCTGCGGGATCTTCGTCTCGACGCCGTGGTCCTTGAGCACGCCCAGCTCGATCCGGGTGAGCGCCTTCTGGAAGTTGCGGGGGCCGGGATCCAGCCCCTGGTCGAAGAGGCGGCTGGCCCGCTCGCCTCGGAGGGCGTCCAGGTTGTCCCAGTGCTCCTCGACACGGCGGTAGGCGTCGACGGCCATCGCCTTCTCCTGCTTGCCGAGGCCGCGCCCGATGTCGTCGGAGACGTGCTGGAGAATCTCGTCGTTGTTGAGCCACTCGCCCCCGGCGTGGTCGAGGCCTCGCTCGATCGCGGCCCGGATCACGGGAGCGAACTTGTTCGTCTTCGGGCCTTGCTTCGCCATCGGTCACCTCCTCCTACGGGCTGAAGGGATTGCCGCTTCCACTTCCCGATGTCGAGAAGGGGTTACCGCCACCGCCGCCCGAGCTGCTGAAAGGGTTGCTTGAGCTGCTGCCGCCGTAGGACGTGGGCTTCTTCGGGCCGTAGGTCTGCAGCCCTAGCCCGAACGCGCCGAGACCGTAACCCGCAAAAGCCGCCATCAGGCCGTTCATGCCTCCGTGCTTCTCCTTGTAGAGGTCGTAGGCGTCCTGGCCGAGCAGCGGAGTCATCCGCTGCGCCGCTGCCGAGCGCCACGAGAACTTCTGCCCGATCTGGGTGGAGCCTCGCAGCCAATCGGTGACAAGACTCGCGAGCGGCGACTCCTTCCCCATGAAGAATCGTTGGATGAGGTCGAGCCGCGTCGGCTTCCCGAAGCCCCCGGCGGTCAGGCTGAGCCGCTTCCCGGTCGTCGAGCTGATCGCCACCCCGGTCGCAACCTGGGCGAGCAGCCGCAACTCCTGCTGGAAACCGCCCGCGATGTCCATGCGCGTGTTGCCGATCCTGATCTTCCCCCAGTCCGGGTTGCGGGGGTCGGTCTGTACCCTGACGCCGGGGACCTGGGAGGCAAGCCCAAGCATCGTCGACAGCGTCCCGGCGAGCTGGAGGGCCGAGCGCAACGCCTCCCTGCGTGCAAACGGGTGGAGGCGGGCGTAGTAGACCGGGTTGAGGAAGTTGAGCCGAGAGGCGAGCAGGCGCGGCGAGAACAGGACCGCGTTCAGGTACTTGCCTGCCTCCTGGAAGTGCCCGAGATCACCGCGTCCGGTGGCAGAGCCGATGTACCTGCCGAGGCTCTCCAGGAAGTGCTGGTCATGCACGTTGACTTTCTGCGCCTGGGCGCGCTCGATCAGGTGATCGAACACGTCGGCACGCACCTTGTCGAGGAAGCCGGTGTAGGCTCGACCCGAGGCGCGCACAGGACCGTACTTGCCCCCGGTCAGCTTCTCCGCGTAGTCAGAGGCGAATCGCTCCTCGCGGGCGCCGACATCACGGCCAAGCTCGGTGATCGGCAACCTAGCCTCCAGCATCAAGGGGTAGGTCGGTCGCGCTCGGATCTCGTCGAGCATCCCGTGGTAGACCCCCTCGCTGCCGAACGCCTTGATCATCGAGCCGAAGTTGCGGGCGAAGATCGTCGGGTGGCGGGTGGAGATCATCAGCCCTTGCCGGAACGGCGCCGAGAGGTCGAAGGAGGCCATCAGCGATCGGGGCACGTTCAGCGCGCTCAGGATCCGGTCCCTGTACGGATGGACCGCGAGCAACGCCAGACCGTTGGCGGTGTCCTTCCCGAAGATGTGCTCCAGCAGGGTGATCTCGCTGTGTGTCGGCACCTTGTTCCCGGCGAGCGCATTCACGAGCGCATCCGTGGCGCGGATCTTCTCGAAGCGAGAGACGTTCGGGTGGTTGAGGATGTGGGTCGCGAGCACCTGCAGGGACTGGTCGTTCAGCTCGCTGAAACCCTGGAAGTTGATCTTCGGAAGCTCGCCGCGCAGCTCGCGCTTGGCGAGGCGAAGTCGCTGCTCCCACGGCAGACTCTGGTCGTCGAGGTAGGTGCTAGCAGCAGCCACGCGCTTGCCCCGCTCGACTGAGTACCCCGCCTCCTGCTCCTTCCGCACCTGCTTGGTGCTCTTGCCGAGATTCGGGTCGTCGAGCAGGGCACCGGCTCTCTCGTGTGGCCCCATCTCCTTCAGGGCTGTGCGGGCGCTCTTGCCGGACATCGCGCCCCGCAACTGCGCCGCCTCTTCCGTGGCGTGAGCCGCCGGGGGTGCAGCTTCGGCCACGTCCTTGGCAGTGCGCACGACCCGCAACCCCTTCAGTCCGAAGCCGAGCACCCCGGCCAGCTCGCCGACGCCACCGCCGGGGAGCACCATCGAGGCCGCGTTGGCGGCGTTCAGGATTGCGTTGGAAGTGGAGGTGTCACTCTGGTTCAGCCCGCCGGGGATCATCGAGCGGGCGATGTAGCCCGGCCTCCCGTAGTTGGCGATCTGCATCCGCTTCGCCTTCGCCGCCGTCGCCGCGTTCCACTGCGTGCTCTCCTGCCCGGCGGGACCGGCGAAGTGGTGCAACGTGTAGGCGTCGGTGTAGTAGGGAAGCCCGCCCTTCACCCAGGCGCCCTCATCAGTCCAGTGGCCCTGGGTGATCCCGGCGACCGGCTCGCCCTTGAAGTTGGGCCTGAGCCGTTGCACGGTCGAGCGAGACAGCGGCGTGACGCTCTGGGTGAACGGACCGGCTGGAAGCTTCGTCGGTGGGGGTGTCCTCGCCGGAACCCCGTAGGGTGCGGCCACCTACGGCCCCGTCCCGATCGGCAGGTGGAACGGGCCGCTGTCGATGATCTTCTTCCCGGCCGGATAGGTGAAGTTGAGCCACCTCGTCGCGATCTTCGCCAGTTGCGGGTTGCTGAACCAGCCGTACTGCTGTAGCTGGATCTGCGCCTCGGCCCGGCTGGTAACCGGCGGATGAACGACCTCGTTCTTCTTGCCGGGATTCTCCGTCCACCCGTTCTTGATCTTCTGAAGCCCGAGGCTGATCTTTGCCGTGTCACCCTGGACCTCGTTTGCACTCAAGGGGCTGCCACCGCCTGCGCCGCCGGTCGGGCCTCCCGGTAGTGCCTGCCCCGTCCACTTGCCGTTCGATCCCTTGGTGTAGACCCACGTCTTGCCGCCCTTGGTGACACGGAACTGATCGCCGGTCGTCGACTTTGTCGGCTCCCGCACGATCTTGACGTTGCCCTTGCTGTCGACCTGGTACAGACCGCCGCTACCGAAGCTGGCCGTCTTCGTCTGCGTCGTCGGCTCGCGCACGATCCTGACGTTCCCGTTGGCGTCGACCTGGTAGAGACCACCACTGCCGAAGCTGCCCGTCTTCGGTGCGCCCGTCCTCGCAGCCGACGCTGCGGCCCGGTTGAAGCCGTTGATGTCCTGGTTCGACCAGTGGACCCCCTGCGCTGCCCAGTGCGCCGCTTTGGCCGCGTCGGCGAAGGAGACGACCTGAGTCGAGCCGTTGGCGAGCTTGATCGGGACATAGCCACTCTGGGTCTGGCCGGTGTAGGGATTCTGGTGCGTGAAGCCCGCGACCTTGAAGGCCCAGTCGCTCTGGGCCTGGGCGCCCTGGAGCGCGAGACCCATCCGCTGCGCAATCCAGCTCTGCCCCTGGTTGACGATCTCGTCGAGGTGCTGCTGGGTCTGGTAGTTGTCCTGCCGTTGGGCCTGCAGCGCCTGCTGGTAGAGAGCGGGCTGCTGGGCGATGATCCCGGCGCGCTCGGCGGTGCGCTGGTTGAGCGCATCGATCGCCTGCTGGCCGTAGTACTGCGCGACCGCACCGACCTGGGCTTTGTCGGCCATTGCGCCGTACAGGCCCATCTGGGCGGCGTTATAGCCCTGGAGCGCGAGCGAGTTGCCGGGCAGGTCGACACCGGTCGCCTGCAGGCTGGCGGCGAGCTGGCCGGGGTCGAAGCTCGTCACCTGCCCCTGTCCGGCGGTCGCCGCCGCCACCGAGGCCTTGGCCGCGTCGAGGTTGGACTGCTCAGCCTGCTGGCCCGCCTGGACGATGCCGCCGCCGAGGCCCTGCACGGTCTGCGCGGCCTGGTTGTAGGCGTTCTGCATCGCCTGCGCGTAGTCCGGCCCGAAGCTCCCGAGCGCCTGCGCCAGCCCGGCGGCGTGGTTCTGCATCGCGGTCAGCGCCGACTGCTCGGCCGTCTGGTTGGCGTAGCTCGCGTTGAGCGCGGCGTTGGTCTGGGCGGACGCCTGCTGGTTGGCAATGTTGCTGAGCTGCGTCGGCGTGTACAGGTACTGCTTCGCCTGCTGATACATCGGCCCGTACGGCGTCTGCGAGATCTTGTTCGGGACCCCGGCAAAGATGTTGCCGCTGAAGGGGTCGGGGAAGCCGCCGTAGTACTGCGTCGAGGGACGCACGATCGTCCTGGCCGGAGCGACCTTCCCTGAGAGCGCGTCCCCTGTGAGTAGCACCATCCAGGCCTCCTAGTGGATCGAGATGATGCCGCCGCCTTTGCGGGCGGTGGCACCCGAGGGGTTCGCCGCGACGGGTTGAGCGCTGATCTGGCTGATCACCTGCTTGACCACATCCGGGATCGTCACGTCCGGGTAGTAGCCGGTCGGGTAATCGCCGCCACCTCCACCGCCGCCGTCGGTCGTGACCGTCTGCGAGTACCCGGCGAGCTGAGCGAGCCGGTCGGCGACGGAAGCTCGCGCGTTCATGAGCTGCGTCACCGCGTCGTTGTAGCCCCCGGCGTAGGTGTTGGCTGCGCTGTAGATCGCGTCGAGCATCTTCTGCTGGCCCTGATAGCTGGCGGTCTGGTACTGGCGCTGCAGGTTGCCCTGCTCGATCGCGCTCGCGCCCGAGCGGCCCATCCCGCCAGCAGCGAGGTCGTAGGGGAGGTTCGTGGTCGCCTGCTGGAGCTGGAAGTCGAGCTGGGCCTTCTGGCTCATCGGATTGGCCGCTGCCTGGGCGAGCGTGGCGGGGGTCACGTCTCCCGAGTAACCCGCAAGAGCGCCCGTCAGTTGCGGCGCCCAGCCGCCGCTGATGACCGCGCGCTGGAACGCATCGGCGCGAGCAGCGGCGAGGTTGGACTGCGTAGCGTCGAACTGCCCCTGTGCTGCGACCGAGCCGGGGTCGCCGAGGATGTCGCTCGAATAGACCTGGTTGGGCGTCATGATCGTGGTCGTCGTGGTCGGACCGCCGCCGACGCTGCCCATGCCGGGAAGCGAGATCGCTGGTAACCCGGCAGGCGGGTGGTAGACCGTGCCGCCGCCGATCGCTGAGCCAAGGCTTTGCCGTGGCGGCTTGTAGCCCGGCACGCTAGTGATCGCGTCCGCCGCTCCTATGTTCGCCATCTAGCCTCCTTCATGTCACGATCAACCACTTCGTCCCGGCGACGGGAGCCGGGATGTTGGGGACCGGGAAGGTCGTGCCGCCCGTCCAACCGAGCTTGTCCGCCAGCTCTGGATAGTTGTCCACGAGATAGACGGAGCCGTCCGCGAGCAGCGTGTTGACGGGCACATCTGTGCCCGCGTAGAGGATGCAGCTCGCCGTCTGCAGCATTCCGAGCGCGCCGCTCATGCCGGGGTCGAGGCCGAGCGTCGTCGTCAGCCCGATCACCGCCGCCATCGGCAGCTTGATGTCCGAGATCTCCAGCCAGTTGACCATCCAGGTCTTAAACACCATCGGGATCGAGAGCGGGTCGGAGAACAGGCGCTGCATCAGTTGCAGCTCCTGATCCGAGAGCGGCCGGTTGTCGGAGCGTGGGTCGGCCAGCCCGACGTTGCCACTCATACGCGACTCCGTTCGATCGTGTGCGCGTCGACGGCGATGTCGCTGACGCGGGTGACGTTGGTCGGCTGCACCTGCTGGACGCGGAACGCGATCCCGTAGGGGGCCTTGCCGACCGGGAGCCGGAAGCGGCTGTAGTCGACGGTCGCGGGCACCGTCCCTGCAAGTGTCCAGTTGCTGTCAGCCGGGCCGACGATGTAGGAGAGCTGCAGCGGGTCGGGGCCTGCGCTCGGGACGCGCGCGTCGTAGGAGAGATAGGAGAACCGGACGCGCTTGCGTCCCTCCTGGGAGAGCCGGTACCAGCCGGTCTCCAGGAAGGGGAGCACGTTGCTGCCGTTGGCGTCCTGAGCGATCGCGGTGGTGACGATCGGGAAGAAGCAGGAGGAGAAGCGGGCGAGCCGGTGGGCGCCGTTGATCCCGCCCCAGAAGCGCTCCATCCCGATCGTGCCGCCCGAGGCCCACATCGAGACGGCGGCGATGTTGGAGAAGCGGAACCACTGCCGCGCGTTCAGGTCGCAGATCAGGCAGTCGTTCGAGCCGTCGCCCCGGATGATCGAGACGACGTAGTAGTCGAGGAAGACCGTGGCCGCGATCGAGGACTTCTGGTTGTAAAGGCCGCGCCAGTAGGTCGACATCGACCCCTGCTGGATCAGGTTGCGCAGCACGGCGCCGTCGGTGATGTGGACGCCGTGCTCGTCGGCGAAGAGCACGTTCTCCTGCCAGTAGCAGATCGTCTTCGGCTCGGTCGTCCCCACCTGCTGGAACAGCGGCTCCAGCACCATGTCGCCCTTCGACGACCCGGCCGGTGGGCGGGTGCCGCGCAGACGCTCGACCGAGCTGGCATGAAAGACGAGGATCACGGTGCGCAGCGCCGCGAGGCCGGTGACCGCGCCCGTGGTGCGCCAGAAGGAGTTGTTGTCCCAGGGCTGGGTGATGTCGTCGGGCGGTCCCCAGTAGACGGTGTCCTCGTGCCCGGCCTGGTTGGCGCCGACGAAGTACTCGCCCCAGATCGTCCCGTAGCGGACGTTGCGCGGCACGGTGGTGCCGGGGCTGATCACGGCCGGGGCGCCCGAGGGCGGGACGACGATGGGCGGCGAGGCGCCGTTGCCGTCGAGCCAGACGACCTGGTCGAAGAGCATGACCGGGTTCTGCTTCACGACCGCCGGGACCGCGCCTCGGTTGGTGAGCGCGTAGGGCGGCGTGTTGCCGATCTGGTACAGCGTCCCGCCCGCATTGCCGAGGTTCTGCTCCCCGGCCGTGTAGGGCGCGAGGATCCCCGAGCTGAAGTCGGCGGCGGCGCCCACGTCGCTGCCCCAGATCCAGCCGCCCCTGCTCGTCAGCAGCGAGTCGATCATCTGCGGCACCCAGTCGCAGACATCCCAGAGGTAGCCGGGCGGGAGCGTCTCGCGGGCCTGGTCGCGCGACATCGCGCGCGCGCCGCGCAGAAGCGAGCTGGGAGAGGCCACTAGGTGTACGACCCCGAGCCGGAGGCCGCGCGCAGGCGCACATGCACGCGCGGGCCGCGTGCGGTGCCGCGCTTGTGGACGGCGATGCGGATCTGCGCGAGCCTGCCGCCGCGCCCGTCCTCGCCCTCGTAGAGCACGCGGTAGTACTCGCCGTTCTGGGTGCCGCCGTCATCGGCGTAGTCGGCGAGCTTCCACATCGCGTAGCCGACGATCGCGTCGTGCCACTCCTCGGGGATCGCGCCGTAGTTCTCGTCGCCTGGGGAGTCGCTGTCGTCCGTCATCTGCTGCGGGCGTAGCACGCCCCAGACCTGGACCAGCCCGTCCTCACTCGGGGTCGGCACGATCCTGAGCACGTCGGCGCGGATCAGCACGAAACCGGAGGCGGGGCTGACCGGCTGGGCGGGGCCGTAGTAGGCGGCGGGCTGGATCGCTCCGTACTCGGCGTAGACCTCGGCCTGATCGCGGCGGTAGCGGCGGTAGCCGCCGTTCTCCATGTCGACGAGCGCGAGGATCGAGTGGTCGAGCGTGTACTCGTCCTGGTCGGCGCGGGTGCGCAGGTCGACGCAGCGGACGACGCAGCGGGTGCGGGCGAGCAGGTCGATCGTGCCCTGGTGGAGCTTGTCCTCGATCATCTGGCTCTCGTCGTAGCTGGAGATGTCCTGCAGGCCGAGCCAGGCGCTGACCTGTCCGCGCATCTGTCCCAGGTTCATTTCCCCTCCTCGATCGGCGGTAGCTCGGCCGTCTGCTCCAGCTCGGGCCAGCCCTCGGCGGGTTCGCTTCGCTGGTCTCCGCGCTCGATGAAGAAGCCGAGTCGCAGGTGGTGCTCGCGCAACTGCCGGGTCATCGCGACGATCCCGAGCAGCGTCAGCGCGAGCACGATCACGATGATCGCGATCAGCGCCTCCCAGCCGATGTCAACGTTGGCTGCGGCGGTCATTCCTCGGACGACTGCTGCTCGTGCCCTTCGGCGAGCCGTTGCCCGGCGAGGGTGGCGAGCACACCGACGCAGGCCGAGGCGACGGCGAACGCTCCCGCCGAGGAGTAGTCGCTCGATGCGAGGACCGCGCCGACAATCAGCCCGGTGACGGCGATGATCCCGATCAGGGCGAGGAAGACGATCCCGGTCAGTGGGTGCTGGGTGTTCATTCGGCGACCCTCACGAACACCGTCGACTGCCCGCTGGTCGAGCGCGTGCGGCGCATCACGGCACCCCCGTCTGAGTCGTTCGAGGTCGAGGTGTTGCCCTCGACCGCGTAGAAGCTCGACGAGTTTGGCACCCACTGATCGAAGACGCCGACGTGGTCGAAGGTGCCGTCGTAGTGCCAGTCGTAACAGACGAGATCGCCCCCGATCGGGCTGGAGGTGATCGAGAGGCCGTTGCGCTTCGCGCGTGCGTCCGAGACGATGTAGGGGACGTAGGCGTACGTCTTACCCTTGACCATCGACTTCGAAGTGCGCTTGAGATCGCTGGCGCCGTAGTTGTAGGCCCACGTCGCAAACATCGCGCACCAGGGGTTGCCGTCCATCCCGTACCAGGAGCCGTACTTCGTCCGGTTCGAGTTGGCCGGTGACTCCTTCGTCCCGACCTCGGTACTGGCGCGCTTGAGCGCGGCGGCACGGATCGTCCCGCTCGGGGCCGGTTCCGGCTCCTTGCCACCGAACTCCTCCCAGGCGTCGACGAGCAGGCTCTGAGCGTAAGCGTCCATCGCGTAGTCGCCCGCCTTGCCGGGGCCGTTGGGGATCCCCTGTGGGATCAGCACGCTGCGCATGAAGTTGAAGCTCTTCTCGCCGATCCAGCCGGTCGGGTCGATCTTCGCCTGGCGCTGCATCCCGGCAATGCCGGTGTTGACGACGTTGCCGCCCGTACCGTGGCTGAAGTTGTTGGAGAAGGCGTTGTCGAAGGCCGAGGCCGGGCCGGGCCAGCGGCCCAGGCGCCAGACCACGCGCTTGTAGGCCTGCACATCCTTGCCCTTGGCCGACGGCTTCTTGCCCTGCGCGGATGCGTCGGGCGGGTACAGCGGCCTCGGAAAGCCGGGCAGGGCGATCATCGGAGCGCCCCTGTAGGGCTGCTCCCACCAGTTGCTGCTCATCTTCGCCTCCTTGGATGGATCACGGCGCGGGGCCAGGAGGAGGCGTCCCCGAAGCCCCCACGCCGGATCGAAGAGCAGCGCGCCCTAGGAGTTGCTGCTCGACGTGCTCGTCTTGGTTGTCTTCGCCGAGGCCGTGGTGGCGACGGAGTCGTCGGCGGTCGCGGTGCCCTTCTCGACTTCCTCGCGGCGCCGCTTCACGACCGCATCCTCGCTCTCCTCGACCGCCTTGATCTGCTCCTCGCGCGCCTTGTTGCGCTCTTCGTAGGCGTCCTGCTCGACATCGGGCACGGTGCCCGTGCCGAAGACGCCGGACATGTCGCGATCGACGTATCCGGCCTCGGGGTCTCCCGTGTAGAGCGACTCCTTGCGCTCCTCGGGGTTCTCGACACTCGACATACGCTTCCTCCTTATGGGCCGTAGCTGTGGTTGTTCTTGTTGTCGTCCGAGCGGGACTTCTTCCAGGTGAAGAAGCTGTCGGGGTTGAGCGACTCGGCGATGAACCCGGCCGTGGTCGTGGTACCGCCCTGCTCCCAGACCTTCCACCAGCCGGGGTAGTAGGTCAGCTCGGTCGAATCAGCCCCGTTCTGCATCCCGTTGGGCGTGCTGATCGTTGCCATCTAGCCTCCTTCGCTCTGATTAGGCGCACTGCACCGGGTCGAGGTCGAGCACCAGCGGCGGCGGCAACCCGGCCGGGACCTCGTCGAGGCAGAGCAGGCCGTTGATGTAGCCCAGCCCTCCACAGACGTGCCCGTCACCGCAGATCGGGACGCCGCAGATCGCCTCCTGCGGCTCGTGACACACCAGCGAGGCGAGCGTCTCGTCGTGGCAGTCGTCGTAGATCGGGTTGAAGCTGTAGCCGCCGCAGACGTGCCCGGTGCCGCAGATCGTCGTCGGGGCGGTGATCGACTCGACGGGCGTGCCGGTGCAGACGATCTCCCACAGCCACTTGGTGCCGACGAAGAGGCCGGTCGCGGTCGCGCCGAAGCTCTGGGCGCTGCCGAGGCCCGTGATCACGGCACGCTGGGAGAAACGGACGAAGATCGTGCCGAAGGCCTGGGCGCTCGGGACACCGGTCGTCGGCGTCCTGACCGCGCCCGTGATCGTCGGGCTACCGAAGCTCTGCGCCGAGCCGATCCCCGCGACGGCGACAGCCTGCGGCCAGACCGCCCTGACCGTGCCGAAAGCCTGGGCGCTGCCGAGGCTCGGGACGGCCTGAGTGAAGCCGGTGCGGGTGGTGATCGTGCCGAAGCCCTGCGCGCTTGTCACGCCTACAGGCGTGACGCGAGTCAGCGTGTGGATCGTCGGAGTGCCGAAGAGCTGGGCGCTCGGGACGCTCCCGGCCGTGAACCTGAGCTGGAACTTGAGCGAGCCGAAGCTCTGCGCGGAGGGGACGCCGCCGACGCTGATCGAGGTGACCGTCTTCGGCGTTGGAACACCGAAGCTCTGAGCCGAGGGGACGGCCCCGACTTGACGGAAGAGGACGAAGCGCGGGGAGCCGAAACTCTGGGCCGAGGGGACGGAGCCGACCGGCACCGACAGCGCGATCTTCGCGACCGGTGCCCCGAAGGCCTGTGCGCTTGAGACCGCTCCGACCGAGCGGGTGACGACCGTCTTGATCGTCGGCGTCCCGAAGCTCTGGGCGCTGGGGACGCTTCCCGCCGTCTGGATGTTGCGCGGAGTGACGCTGCCGAACTGGTGGGTGCCGGAGTAGCCGGTGACCGCCTGCCCGGTGATCGTGCCCGAGCCGGTGATCGTGACGACCGAGGTCGGCGGGTAGGCGCTCCCGACCTGGACGATTGCCACGGGCTAGCTCAGAGCTTCGCAATCCAGGGCGCACTATTTTGCCACTGGATCGTGATATCTCCGCCGTTGGGGGTCACCGTGAAGCCGTCAATGTAGAAGAGCAGGTTCGAGGTCGCGGGGGTGCCGGTGTCCTTGAACACGGCGAGGCAGTCGATCGCCGCGCCCGAGGGGACGGCGGTGAAGGTCGCGTCGGCCGCGTCGAAGCAACCGGGGTCAGCACCCCCACCGCCGTTTGCGACCTTGGTGCCCAAGGTCACGTCGGTGACGAGCGCCGCCGGGAGCGAGGAGGCGAACTGGTGGGCTTGGGAGATCGTGTAAGCCGAGGTGCGCATCAGCCTGCACTTGACCGTCGTGCCCGCCGCCGTGATGTCGCCGAGGGTCGCCTTCCAGAACTCCTGCAGCGCGAGGTTGTAGTGCTGGCTCGCCATCAGAGACCCACCGTCTGGTGGCCCTCGGCGAGAGCGGCGATCTCCTCGACGCTGCGCTCGCGCGAAAGCTCGCCCTCGGCGTACCCGAGCAGGACGAAGCGGTCTGATGTCTCGTCGTCGAGGTCGTACTCCTCCCCGGCGACGTGGTCATCGACGCTGTTGATCATCTTTACGCGCACGTTCCTCCTCCTTTCGTCGCCGCTCTTCCAGACCGTCCAGCTCCTCGTTCCAGTTGCGGGCGCCGCTCATCACCTCGCCCACGTAGGAGCGTGCGAAGAACTCGGCCTGCTTCGCTCGCATCGGGAAGTGGCAGAGCGAGCAGCTCTCGGGCCAGGCGTGCTCCTGTGGCTCCAGGCAGTTGATGCACTGGTAGCCCGCCCGCATCCGCTCGATCACCTCCATCGGCCAAGTGATCAGCGGCTCGACCAACGGTCGTCCCGGCTTCCACAGCGAGCTTTCGACCGGCGCCTCCTCGATCAGGAGCGGCGCCGTCCACTGGCGCCAGCGCTCAACCAACCAGCTCCTCCTCCTCGGCCATCTGCTCGTTGATGCGTAGGCCGTCGTCGACGAAGTCGCAGGCCAGCTCCAGCTTCGCGACCACTTCGGGCCGGTTCTGATTCTCGCGCTCGTAGGCGAGCACGTCGACGAAGCTGTAGCCGTCCTCCTCGATCTTCTTGCAGAGCTGGGCGTTGGTGCCCTTGAAGCTGTCGTAGGTCGGCCAGGGGATCTGGGCGCGCTTGGCCTCGATCACGTACACGTCCTGGGGGTGCAGCTCGGCCTCGCGGATCAGCGCCTGCTCGACCATCACCCGCTCCTCGTCGGTCCAGTGCTCCTCGTGCTGGCTGATCACCGAGTCGAAGGCCGAGATCCGGTAGTCCGGCTCGACGATCGTGACCCAGTCCTCCTCCTGGTAGAAGCCGTTGAAGCTAAAGATCTGGCGGGCGAGCGCACGTTCGTCGCCGGTCACGGCCTGGATCGTGAAGCGGGCGACGAGCTGCTCCTGGGTGATCTTGTGGGCGCCGGTCGCGTAGGCCTCGACCACCTGAGGCCGCACCTGTAGCGCGTACTTGGCGAACTTGGAGATGAACCTCACTGCTCCTCCTTAGGAAAGGGGGCCGGTGCTCTTGTCTGGGATCTCACCGGCCCCCTCCCTGCTGTCAGCCCCCGTGGATCACGGAGGAGCGGTGATGCCTGTGATCAGGCCGTGGGTGCGCTCGTGCGCGATCTCGTACGTCGCCTCGGTCAGATACTCGGCGTTGTACGAGTCCTTGCCTGCAGGCTGACGATCGGTCAGCAGCTTGGTGTCGGCGTCCGCGAGCGGGCGCCGCTCGACGTAGTCCATGTCGACGATGAAGAGGTAGCCGCCGTAACCCGAGACCGGGAACTCCGACCACTCCTTCTTGACCACGACCGGTGTCCTGTAGCCGTAGGCGCCCGAGAGCACGGCGTCGACCTGGACGCCGTAAACATCGCGGCTGTTACCGAAGCCGCCCGGATCCCACTGGGCGCCCATCCCCTGCCGGTTCCAGTTCGACATGCACATCGCGGCGACCGGCGAGGCGAAGATCACCTTGTTCGTTCCGCCGTAGGCGTGTACGTTCGCCATGAAGCTGTCGAAGAAGGTCGGGCTGAGGACGCCGCTTGCGGACTGCTTGTTGGTCTGGATGAACTCGACCAGACCGCCAGCAGTCCCACGCGGGTTGTTCTCGGGAGGAGCCGCCGAGGTGAAGGAGCGAGCGCCGAAGAAACCGATCGCCTCCCACTTCTTCTTGTGCTCGCGCGCCTTGCGCTTTGCCTCCTTGGCAGGCTCTTTTCCGCCGTACTTGTTGATCTGGGTATCTGTTCTCGTGAATCCCCAGGTTGTGCGAGTTATTTGCGTGAAATTGAAACCAACAACTCGCGCCAAATATCTTGGCATGGGGAAATCCGAGCCTTGCGGTTGTGCATCGCCCGTGACGAGCCATGCGTCGAGTGCGTTGATCGCTGCGGCGGCGATGTTGCCGACGCCGCGAGCGACCGTGATCGTGTCGGTGGCGACCGAGACGATGCGGGCCATCTCGCCGGTCCGCATGTTGCGGATCATGTCGTTCGCCATCACGATCTTCCCCTGCGTGGCCGTCAGCGGGAAGCTGGTGTCGCCGACGAGCTGAGCCGAGGTGTTGGTGACAATTCTCGGAAAGTCCTCTTCCTCCAGCCAGTGGACCTTCTCCGAGGTTGCAACGCGCGAGGGCGTGCGAGAGGTCATCGTCGTGAACTGCGTCTCGTCCGGGCGAAGCACCCGGATCTTCTCGTCCATGTCGATGACGCGCTCGCCGCCGAACGAGGTGGAGGCGCTCGGGCCTACCTGAGCCTCGGTCGCGACGTTGCCCTGGACAATCGTGCCCTGGACAGGCATGGGTTCTCCCTTGCAAGACGAAGTGACCTATGTCGCTTCGGCTGCGGGGTGTCTCTCTGGGGAGGCCCGATCGCCTAGCTCATGCTTCTGCGAAAGCGTTCTCCAGCTCGCCGAATGTGAGGCCCGGCAGGATCTCCTGGTCTGCGCGGGGTGTCTCTGTGACGCGGCTGGGCGCTCCTGTGCCAGAGGTTACCGCAGCTCCGGCTTTCGCGCTATCGGCCTTCGCGCGCGCGGCCTTCTTGATCTCGCTCTTCTGCTCCTGCACGCTGGCCGTCGAGGCCTTGGCGATCTCGAAGATGTTGATCAGGGCGCGCATCGAGGTGTCGATGTTGTTCGAGCGCGCCTCCTGAACGAGGTGGTGGCCGGGGCCGAGCGAGTTGAAGACGTTGACCATCTGCGGCTCCCACTCGCGCATGCCAGGCACGTTCGCATAGAGGGCGTCGAGGATGTCCTCGGTCGAGGCCTCGGTCGGCATCTGCGGTACCGCGTGCTGCTGCTCCAGGTGGTCGACATACGCGCTGACGCGCCCCGCCTGCAGCGGGTCCTCGCGCGCCCAGAAGCTGCAGACGGCGCGAGCGAGACCGAACTCTCCCGCCTGCAGGGCCTGCTCGACGTAGGCACCGGGGTTGGGGGTGGCAGCGGCGCCCTCGGCCCATTCAGCCTGCTCCTGGCTGAGCGCCATCCCCTGACCAGAAAGCAGGCGGGCGTGCTGCATCTGTTGCTCCAGCTCCTGCACGCGCTGGCGAGTCCTGCCCAGCTCGGTGCCCTGACGATCGAACACGAGCCTCAAGTCGGCGGCGGCGCGGAGTGCCTTCTCGGGGTCGTTCTGGTACTGGGCGAGAATGGAGCGAACGATGGGATCGGAGGTGTCGAATCCTGCGATGGAGAGAGCCTCCACCGCGTCTTCCTCATCCGACTCCTCTTCGCCTTCGTCCTCACCAGGCTCCTCCTCCTCCTGCTCGGCCTCCTCGCTCTCCTCGGTCTCGTCGCTCTCCTCTTCCTCAACCTCAGGTTGAGCCTCAGTCTCCTGCGGAAGCTCCTCCTCGGCGAAGCTCGGCGGTGCGACCTCGGTCGTCTCGTCGTCGTCGTCCCAGCCTGCCAACAGCTCCTCTGCGGGACTACTCACTGCTCGACACCTCCTCGTCCTTCGGGCTGCTCTCGGTCAGCTCCGTTCGTGTTGCGTGCTCGGGTACGGATCGCGCCGCGCGCAGGCCGACGATCCGGCCACGCTCGAACGCCTGCTGCTCAAGCGTCATCCCCTGGCCCATCATCCGGGCCATCATCGTGCGCTTGATCCGGTCGATCTCCTCCTCGATCACCGTGCAGAAGAGGATCCAGTTGGGGAGTGTGGTCAGGTTTGCGAGGTCGCTGCGGCGCAGCATCAGCGCGCGGCGCTCCTCCAGGCTGATCACCCGCCGTGGCCTCGCCATCAGCGCCTTCCGTTGTTGGCCCCGCCGCTACGGGCGAGCATCTGCTGCATCGCCGTCTCGGGTGACATCGAGAAAGCGTTCGAGGGCGAGAGCGGCCCTGCCGCCAGCGTCGGGGCGGTGATCCCCATGCCGGGCGGGCCTGGTGGCCCTGACGCCCCCGGCATCCCCGGCCCGCCACCTGGACCGGGAGGTCCAGGGGGTCCAGGCGGACCGGGCGCGGGGACGGCTCCCGGCGGGGCCGTTGCCGGGGTGGGGAGAAAGTAGCGCTCCTTGTCGGTGACGTTGTAGGCGTCGAGGGTCTTCTCCATGAACGCCTTCAGGTTGAGCGGCGCCCCCGACTGGGCGAAGATCGGTTGGGCCTGGGCTGCCATCTGCATCAGGCTCTGCGCCTCGGCCCGTCGCTCCTGACGCATCAGCGAGTCGGCGGTCACGTCGATCGTCACGTCGTAGTCGCCCTGGATCTCGATCGGGGTGATCGTCTTGTAGGCCTGCGCGCCCGGTGCGCCGACGATGCGCACGACCCTGTCCTCGCGCATGAACTGCTGGTAGAGGAGCAGGAAGTGGCGGGCGAGCGAAGCGTAGGCCCAGAGGTAGTGCTGCTTGCGCGCCTGGATCAGCCGCTGGGCGATCGTGGTGATGATCGAGACGCCGGTCGCGGTCGACTGGTCGACGGTCTGCGAGTTGACGCCGCTGTTCATCGGCAGCCCGCCCATGATGTTCTGCAGGTCGCCCTTGAGCAGCCCCTCGGCCTCCAGGGTGATCTGCGCCGCCTGCGGGTCGATCGGGAGTTGCCCGACCTGGCCGGGATCCTCGACCAGCCAGAGCGCACCCGGCTCGTAGACGAAGCTCTCCATGTCGTCCACGTCGGAGCGGACGAGCGTGATCACGTTGGCGAGCATCCGCACCACGTCGATCCGCTGGTTCTGGAGCGTCCACAGCATCTCCTGGAGCTGAGCGAGCGCCTCGACGATCGAGAGGCCGGGGATCTGGAAGGCATCCGGCATCCCCGAGCAGACGATGAACGGCATCCGCCCCATCCACAGCGGGTTGGGCCGGTCCTTGAGGACGACGGCGCGGTTGCCGACGGTGATCACCCGCTCGGGCGTCCAATACTCCAGCACCTCGATCAACTGCCAGGTGCGATCGACGTGGCGCAGCCGCATCTCGCGCGCGGTCACATCGGCGGTCTTCGGCACGGAGCTGGTCGAGGCGTTCCACTTCAGTTTGTCGACGTTCTCGTAGTCGTAGAAGCCGTCGCCGACCTTGCGCTGCAGCGACTGGTAGGTCTCCCAGGTGCGGTGGATCAGGAACTCGGCCTTCTCGACGTTGGGTGAGACGCCGGGCCAGAAGAAGTCACGCACGTCGACGACCTCGCAGCAGGCATCGTCGACGACCAGCGTCTCCTCAGGCTCGCTCTCCTGGTAGACGGTGACGCTGTCGTAGGGCTGGCCGAAGGCGTCGGCGATCGTGAGCGAGTGCGCGCCGAGCTTGGTCACGTCGCGCTTCTCGGTGCGCCAGTAGGCCTTGAGTACCGACAGGCCCGCGATCATGTCCTGCTGCATGAATGGGCGCTGCTTGCCCGCGAAGGCATCCCGGTCGAAGGCGTAGGTGAGCGTGTCCTCGACCGCATCGATCGACTGGATCCTCTGCACGACCTGGTCGAGCGGCTCCTCGGGGCGGGGCCGGGGCTGCACGTCGAAGCGCGGCCTCGGCTCCAGCATCGTCGCCAGCATCCCCTCGCAGGTGTTGAGCACATACGGGGTCGTGATCTGCGAGCGCCACTGCTCGGTCGGGTCGCTCGACCCGCCCTCGTCCTTGTCCTGGAGCAGGCCCCGGTAGGCGAGGTAGCGCTTCTCGACCTTCTCGACGAAGCGGTTGTGGTAGTCGCGCTCGCACTTCATCACCGCGTTGACCACGAGCGTCAGCGCGTCGACGTTCTTGATCTGGGTGTAGGGATCGACGTTCTCGTTGAGCGAGTCGGTCGAGGTCGAGGACAACTAGCCCCCCAGTCCCGGCAGACCGGGAGCGCCCTGCAGCGCCCGCACGAGGCTCTTGCCGCCGCCCGACATCGCGTCCTTCTGGTGCCCGCCCTTCAGCCCGGTGATGATCGCGAGCGCCTTCGAGGCCTGCGCCTTGTCGATCGCGTCGTGATCCATGCGAATGAACGCCTGCAGCGCGTGCTCGGCGACATCGAGCGCCTGCATCGAGGTCGCATAGACATCGTCGGGATGGCCCGGAACATCATCGGGATCAGGCAGTGGAGGGCCGGGCGGTCCCGGTGGCTGCGGCGGACCAGCCGGGCCGATCCCCGGCCCTCCAGGACCTCCGGGGCCTCTCGGCCCGGCCAGGGCGGCGAGCATGCTGCTCATGCGTGACTCCTCTCCCACGGGTAGGACGCCGTCGTCGAGCGGCGGCGCTTGGTCTTGCGCTGGAAACGGCGCTCGTGCGTGCCGTACAGGCGGTACATCTCCAGGGCGATCCCGAACGCCATCACACGGTCGTCGTTGGAGCCGTCCTGCGCCCTCGGCGAGGGCAATGTCTTCTGGCGCACGAAGGTGCGGCACTCCATGATCAGCGTCCTCGGCAGCCCCGGGAGCGTGCGCTCCCTGATCGCCTGCTCGATCTGGTTGATCACCTGCGGCCTCGTCTTCTGGTTCATCGGGAAGCCGTAGTTCTGGAGCTGGTGGTTGTCGGGCCGGTCGCCGATCGTGTGCCGGTAGAGCTTCGGGTAGTGCGGCCTGCCCTTACGACCGTCGCGGAGCGAGATAATCACCGGCTCGCCGAAGCCGCCGCCCATCTCGATCGCGATCCGGGCACTGCCGTACCAGCGACCGAGGTAGTGGAGCTGCTCGGCGAACTCGTCCGCGTCGATCTTCGCGTGCAGCTCGGCGCAGAGCTTCATCTCGTTGAGGTCGACGACGTAGGCGCAGGAGTAGTCGAGGCCCCGCCCGGTCGCCACGTCGGCGCCGATCGCGTAGTTACGGCTCGGGTCGGGCTTCTCGTAGACGCGGATCCAGCCGCGCTCGGAGTAATGGACCTTCGCGCGCGCGCCCGTCTCGTTGACGATGAAGCGCATCCGCTTCTCCTCGGGGAGCGCGTGATGCTCGGAGTACCAGGCGAGCGCCTCCAGGTCGAACCAGCACTCGCCCGTGTTGATGAAGGCGTCCTCGGGGTTGCGCGGGAACTGCTCGGCCCGATCGGCGCTCGGGAGCGCGCGGGCGTGGGTCTGATACCAGTCCTCGTCGCGATCGGGATGGAGGTCCCAGGCGAGAAACTGCCCGTCGATCCCGTAGCTCTCCTGGTTGACCCAGAGGTGGTGGAAGAAGTTGCCCTCGCCGGTCTGCTCGTTCGAGACCCCGTTGGCGGTGGAGATGACGACGAGCTGCCCGCCGTTGTCGGCGGTGGGGAAGAGCGCCTTCCAGCTCTCCTGGGCGTACTCATGTCTCGCGTACTCGTCGAGCAGGACGATGGTGGCCGTCTCTCCGTGACCGGCCCGGCGTGTGGACGGGAGGCCGACCACCGAGGAGAGACGGCCGTCGGGGAAGAGGAACTCGATCAGTGTCGTCGGGCGCGCGCCTCGCGTCGGCTTCTGGATCTCGGCCTTGAAGCGCAGGTGCTCGGGGAGTGAGTTGAACATGTCGAACAGGCGGTTGACGACCTTGATCGCCTCGTCCTCGTTGATCGAGACGATCAGCGCCCGCGTGCCCGGCATCGTCA